GTGGGCTTAGAACCCAAACTCTCTTTTGAGATCAGCCATCATGGCTCTTCTCTCATCGTCGGCGTACATTGCTGAGGTGAAGACGCTTTCATCGTCTGCGCCACTTGAGTGACCGACGAAATCTCCGTACCAACCATGACCATTTTCAGTGACTGTCTCATCAAAATCCCAGTCGCCTCTGGCGATTGCCTTGGCATCAATCTTGATGAAAACTCTGAACTGGTGACCGTAGTCGCCCTTCTCTTTCTTGGCTCCGTAGAGATCTCCGAAAGCGTCGGTGGTGTTGTACTGCTTGGCAATGTCTGCCTTTGTTCCAAAGTAAATCATGCGTCCTCCTGCATGTGTTGTGGTGGGCACTGTTGCCCATCGGGAGCTGGGGAGTCATGAACTCCCCTGCCGGTCGTTAACCGATTAGCCCTCAGCTTTTACAAAGCCATTTTCTTTGAGTAGACCCTTCATCCAGTATGTGTGCTTGGTCAGCTCAATGATTTGCTCCATCGCAAAGTAGTCAATGTTGATGATGTTTTTGTCTACGCCTTCGTCAGTGCTTGGCACTGCTATGGCAACGGTTCCAAAGATGTCATTTTGAATGCCGAACATTTCTCGGATGTCTTTTGATTTCTGGTCGCCACAAAGGAATTGTGCAACCAGCTCTTCGCCGACCACTTTGGTTTCTACTACATTGAATGTTGTCATGTTGTCCTCCTACATGAGTTTCTTGAGCCCCAGATTAGGACTCTCATCAGTGTGTTAATTCACAGACTCAGTGAGACAAGGAGGAGCGTCGGCACACATGCCGAAACTGAGGTGAGGAAAGCCTCCACTGTCATCAGTCACCAGCTGGATACTTGGCTGGTCTCAACTCTGCTTTGATCCAACGATCACACTCCATGGCGGTTGACACTGACCATCTCGGCTACCTACTCGTCGGCTGACTTTCGCTCACTCACCTGCACCGGCTACTTCCCAGATCCGAAGACCAAAGTTTTGCCAGCTACCCCAGTGTCCTCCGTGTGTCCCACGGCTGAAGCAATTCACCCAGATCCCTGAAGATCTGAATGTTGTCAAGATGACTGCCCCTTGGCGCTTGAGGAAACCGGTTGCTGGATCCTGAGTCCTTGACTCCATCTGCGACCACTTTTCGGTTTTCCTGCCCGATGTCTTGTCGCTGTATGTTGGTACCCACCTTACACCCTGCACACCAAACCACAACCCCTAAGCCGTGTGACATGTGTCACAGTGCGTTGTCACACCGATCAGGTGGGATCTCAGGTGCCCCATTCAGATCTGAACACCCCCCCATTTGCCCAGACAAATACTTGAGCTCTCAGGACCGGACGAGGGGGGAGGGTCCTGTCCGATTTCGGGCTGGGTCGGAGCTGGATTTGTTTCGTAGGGAGGGGGCAGGACCGGATCTGGATCAATGATCTGGAACTGGGTTCATGGGGTAGGGGGGTCCATAAGTTTCGGTTCCGCTACTCATAGGAAACCCTTCACAGAACGTGGGTGACAAACTGACACGAGTCAAGATCCAGTAATTCCACTGTCATTTTATGTCTAGCTACCAAAACTTCGTTTTGGTGGACCTGGTACCGTACCGTACCGTTCGTTTTTCTACATGATACTGACACCGGTTAGGGGACTAAACCGGCTTTTGTCACAATGACGGATGTGTCTGAGTATGCTACTGACGGAAGCGCCTTCGGTAGGGTCCCACCCTAGTCCTATACAGAAGCTCTGCTTCTACCGGCGTGTATCGCTCCGGCGCTAATCCCCCGATTTCACAAGGTCTCAGATTGTAATAGTATTCTATACTATACACCCACGGTGTGTCCACAGTTAGGGTAATATAATGACATGAATAAAAAGTACGAAAAATGGTCCAAAGCACGACGCTTTGAAGCTGCAGTTGCTAAAGTACTAGATGAGGGCTGGACTCAGACCGAGGCAGCCGAAATTTTCGGCGTTTCACGCCAACATCTAAACAAAAAGGTAAAGGAAGCTAGACATGAACAAAGTGAACGAGTTGAGTCCATTAAACAGGAGGCCATTAAAGCCGGTCCGCTTGACAAACAAGAAAGAAGGGTCGGTACTTTCACCGAGTTTTGCGATACTTATTTTCAAAACTGGATATGTCCAGACTGTGGCGTTCATCACGAAACTCCGGGATTCCATCAAGACATGGCTGAGGCGATTACAGGAGATTATCGCAGGGTTGTAATTAACTGCCCACCATACCACTCTAAATCCACACTTGTTACGGTATGGCACACTGTATACGACATTTGCCGTAACCCTAACCTAAGAACCCTACTGGTATCTAAGTCCTTGCCCTTCGCAAGGACGTTCATGCACAGCATCACCGAGATGCTGACAAACCCCGAATTATATGGGGATGGGCCTAGTTTGATTGATGATTGGGGGCCTTTTAAGCCTGAGGGCCAGTCAACTTGGTCTTCTGAGCAGATTTACGTTTCTAATCGTACTGGTGCTGAGAAAGACCCGACTGTTGCTGTTTTGGGTGTCGGCCAGCAAATATATGGTCGTCGTGCCGATGTTATTAAATTTGACGACGTTGCTACGCTAGATAATCAAAGAAACCCTGACAGGGTTGCAGCTATGCTTGAATGGTTTGATAAAGAGGCTTTGTCTCGTATTGGTCGCTCTGGTAAAGCTATTTGGATCGGTACTCGTGTCCAACCCGGTGATGTGTATTCTACGCTAGCTATGAGACAAAATTACAAGGTTTTGAAGTACCCATGTATCCATGATGAAACTTCAGAGCTTACTTTGTGGCCTGAGCACTTTCCTTATGAGCAAGCGCTTATTCACAAGACTGAGATGAGGCCTGCCGACTTTCAGTTGATTTATCAGCAGATTGACATTCCGGGTGCAGGTGCTTCGTTTACTGAAGAGATGATTGATGCCTCTAAAGACACTAGTCGTGTGGCAGGGCATTATGACACTAGTTGGCGTTTGATAGCTGGCCTTGACCCTGCAGGTGGCAATAAGGGATCTGGGTTCACAGCTTTTACTTTGTTGGGCGTTGACCTTGCTACTCAGAAACGATATTTGATTGATTCTGTTGCTGTTAAGCAAATGAAAGCTCCTCAGATGAAACAACAAATTCTGGAGTGGACTGACAGGTATCCCATTTATGAATGGCGTGTAGAGTCCAATGGTGTCCAATCTCAAATCATTCAATATGATGTTGAGCTCGTACAGGAGCTGGCCAAAAGAGGCGTTCGTGTAGTTCCCCACCAGACACATGGTAATAAGTGGGATCCACAATTTGGTGTGGAGTCTATGGCTCCTTTGATGGAGACTGGTTTGTTTTCTATGCCTTGGGGCAATCAACCGACAACGGCAGTGTTCCAGCCTATGATTGATGAGCTTATTGCGTTCCCTATGGGAACTGTATCTGACAGGGTTATGTCTTTGTGGTTTGCTGACTTGGGTGTTCGTGATTTGGTAAAGCGAGCTCATTTGCCTATGTTCCATGAGAGGATGCATGTTCCTAATCGCATTAAGCGTAAGCGACGTGTGGTAGACTTTCATAACCGTGAAGTAAGAGGTATTAGGTTGCAGGATCAACGACCGGGGCATATGTCTCGTGCAGCTAGTGGATATAGGCGACAAACTGTCGGTAACGCTATGGATCATAGTGCTGTTGAAGAATACGAAATAGAGAATGGTCCGCAGCCGATGAACATTGATCCACAGATATGGAGTGAAGAATGAAACACCAAGTGCACATCCACCAGCAAAGGCTAAGAAAAGGCCTTCCTGCTATTATTCATAGAACCTATAAGGGTTCTGAGTATCATCAAGAATTTGAAATTCCTAAAGGAGCTAAGGTAATCCAGCCGGAGAAACCTTTGAGTTGTGGAGCTCGTGCTTGGATTGAGTGGCAAGATTGACAAAAGGAGACACTTGTCGGGTTTTGTCTGAGGAGAAGTATGTTTAAAAAAGTCCTCAATAGGAAAGCATACCGTGATGCTTCAGAAAAACTTAAAGAGAATGAAATGCTTTGTGGCACTATGTCTGGTGATAAGCCTGTGTATTTTGCTATGGCGAAAGATGCCACTGACGATGAAATCAGGGAAAAAGCATTTGAGATTCGTGAAGGCCGTAAAATGAGCAAAGTTGAAAGATCGTTATTGAGTATCGCTGAGAGGGCTAAATATGCCTCTTGATACCGATCGTCTTGCCAGTATGTACGCTGCGTGGAGAGCACGCTATGAAGAACGTGATGTTAGGATTGATACGATTGATCGTGTCATTAAAGGCGAGTTTGATGTCTTTGATCCAGACGAAGAAGGAATAGATTCTAAGTCACCTAACCTTATACAGGTCGCTTTAGAAGACACGGCAGAGGCAGCTAGCCTTGTGCCAACTATTCGTGTGCAACCAAGCACTAACTCTAAAGAAGCTCGTAAGGTTTCTAAAAAAATGGAGCGTGTAGCTGGAAGCTACATGGATGCTAACGGCATTGACTTGTTGATTCCTCGTGCTGTCATGGATATGGCTGCTTATGGGTTTAGCGTTTGGACGTTGACACCTGACTTTGAGCAGAAGATACCTTTGATTGAACGACGTGATCCTAGGCATTGCTACCCTGAACCGGGTTTCAAACCGGGTGATGAGGTCAGAAGGTGCATGTTTGCTCGTGAAGTGTACTATACGCAGCTTCCTCCCGAATATCAGGTAGCTATTGCCGAATTTAGTGGTCAAAGGACAGATATTCAGAATCCTGACGAAAATACTCGTGTTGTCATAGTTGAGTACTTTTCTGACGAAGAATACATACTTTCTGCCCTATATCAGGGCTCAACAGAGGGTTTTAACCGTTATGGGTCTAATACAGACATACCTTACCCTATTGTTTTGGAAAGAATTGAGAACGAAACAGGCATTTGCCCTGTAGTTATTGGGTCTCGCATTACCCTTGATGGGGAAATGAGAGGCCAATTTGACCAAGTTGTAGGGCTTTTGGAAGCTCATATACGACTTATGGGCCTTGTGCTGGACTTTGCTGACCAATCAGTGTATTCAGACATCTGGGTTCGTGACCTTATAGGCGAAATGCCGTATGGTGGTGGGTCATTTATTGAATTAGGCCCATCTGGTGCTATTGGTCGTGTACCTCCAGCTGTCAGCAGCTTTAATATACAGGCTGATTTGACTAACCTTATGGAAGGAATCCATATAGGTGGCCGTTGGCCTAAGGCCAGACCGGGTGAAGTGGATCAATCTATTGCATCTGCTAAGTTTATTGAAGCTTCGGCAGGCATGATGAATACTGCCATTAGGACATACCATCAGATACTGCAGAAAAAACTTGAACGTGTGTTAAGACTAGGTTTTGCTATTGACAAGCAATTCTTCAATTCTCATAAGACTGTTTCTGGCATTTTGAGGAATCAGAACTACATAGAGGAGTATCAACCCTCTAGGGATATTGATTTAAATCACCGTTTAAGAGTTGAATATGGCCTTGGTTTAGGCCGTGATCCAGCGCAAAGCGCTGTTTTGCACATCCAATACTCTCAAGCAGAGTTCGTATCTAAGGAATTTGTGCAGGAAAACATTGATGGTTTGACTGATGTGGGCCGTGAAAGGTCACGTTTGGACGTTGAGAAGTTTAGGGGCATGGCCCTTTCTAAGCTTTTGCAAGGCCTTGAGATGGGATCTATCCCAGAGGAAGCTCTTATTGAGATGGCTCGTGCTCGTGAAAAGGGCGAAGAGTTGTTTGATTTGTATGACAAGTACGTTGTTCAGCCTAAGAAAGAGATGGAAGAACAGATGATGGACACTGGTTTGGGTGGCCCACCAATGATGCCGGGTCAGCCTCCTATGGGTCCAGAAGGTGGACCCATGGGTCCTGAAGGTCCTGCCGGAGCTATGCCACCGCCTCCACCACCATCAGCCCCAGGAGGGGCAGATCTGCTGGCACGCCTTGGTATTCCAGCAGGTCCCGGTGGTGAACTTGGAACGCAGGTACAAGGATGACAGATATAACAGATGGTTACACAAGCGGAGAGTGGTCTCCTTATTGGGATGACACTGCTAATCTTGGTGAGCGTCCTGATTTGGATGAAGTTATTGAAGCTCAATGTGATTTGGAAAACCCAGAGGTGTGTGAGTCATGTCAGTAAGCGAAGAAATAGAGAAAACTCCGACAGGCAATACTGCAGTTAATGAACCTGAATCTGGTACATACGGTGAAAAAGCCGATTTAAATAGGCTTAAGCAAAGTCTTCCTCCTATGGAAGGGCAAGGGCAGCAACCTCAAGGTCCTGCACCTATGCCTAATAGAGGAGGAGCTACTCCTCCTAGGCCAACTGGCCGTCCTGTCAAGGGTCCTTCTGGTCTTCCTTCAGGAATTATGCAACCTGCTGATGGAGATCCTAGCAGGCCTTTATCTGCTCCAGCCCAAATGCCTCAAAGACCAGCTGCTGCTGATCAACAAAGGTTAGCTATTTTAGACGCATTATCTACTCACCCTGATGTTTCGCAAGAAACTCGTGAATGGGCAGAACTCGTAAAGGAATACTTAATAAGTGGTCGCTCAAGCTGACGCAGAACTACATCAAGAAGAACAGATGGCAATACAGGACCAGAGGAACTCTGCCCTTAATCAATCTTCCATGCCTGAGCAAAACGATGGTGGCATAAGCCTAATAGATTCTATTAAAGAGAATCCCGGTGCAGCTGCTTCAATGATGATTCCGGGTGTGGCAGCTGGTGCTGGTTTGCGTGAAGGTAAGACCGCAACGGAGGGGTTTTCTGTCCAAAACATTTTTCAAGATTTAGGAAACTTTGCTCACGAAACAGCTTATTACACTCCTGTCTTAGGAGCTCCCTTAGGTGCAGGGGATTCTTTTAATTTGATTGCTAACGGAAGCGACATGCTTAGTCAAGTGTTTGGCGTGTTGGGCCTTTTAGGTATAGCTGAAACTGGGGTGCTAGCTGGGGCTGTTGGAGTCGCAGGAGTTGGTAGATATGGAGCAAATCAATACAGGAAAATTGGTTCACGAGTAGATGATATTTCTCCCCATGGGCCTTTTAAGCAAGGATGGTCTGAAGCTGAAACTCATCCAACGTACATTAGTGAGCTCTTAGATGGGATGCCTTTGGTTCTTAGTAGCGCTCGTAGAAACGCTTTGACTGACCTTGCTGGCTTCCCAGATACTGGAGCAAAGAACCGAACCATGTTTGCTTTGCTTGACGAAGACTCTCAAGCCATTCAAGATATAGTGCGGTATTTGGCTGATGATGATCTTGGTGTTAGAAATATAGATGAGTTCGCTGGCTACGATCACCTTACAATGTTTTTTGTAGGAGATGATTTGTACCCAAACGCTACGTTAAATAGCTTTTGGGCAGGTTTAGCTGAATCTCTTTTTGAACGTTCTAGTTTAATTCACGATTTATCTACAATAGATCCTTTGCAGGCTAAAATGGTTTTGCTTACAAGAACTGTTTCTCAATGGCATTTTCTTCAAAGAAGAGGTCGTTTGGAATTAGGTGGTCCTTTTGCAAAGGCTCAAGATGTTTGGGGAGATTTACTAAACAAAGGCAAGTTTACTGACGCTGATGCAGAAACCTTAATGCCTGCAATGAAAGCCTTTGCCGAAGTTACTCAAGATATTGGGCATCCTGAGATGGTTATTTTAAATGACCCAAGGTTTCATGTTGAAAAGCTGAAGCTAGATGAAGTAGACGGTATTCCTACTGCCGAGTTGCATTTAGCTGTTAATCAATTTGAGTCTATTGATCCTAATTACTTAAGCCATTTTGAATACAATGAACGTGTAAGGTTAATGTTCAGAGGCAACCCTGAGGCAATGACTCATTTGGCAGCTCAAAACATTACCGATTTTTTCTTTGATGAGGTTTTGCCCAACTGGGAAAGTTTAACTACGAAAATGGGCCCCCAAGGAGGAAAGGGGCACGGTAAAGATTGGTACAATCTTGCTTTGCAAGACATCCAACAAATGGCTGTGAAAAACAACGTAGACGAAGATTTGGCTGTCGGGATAGCTTCCTTGCTTTCTGCTACAACTTCTTGGGAAGTTAATTTAGATAACGTAGCTAGCATATTGATTTGGCTTGATCAATATGATGGCAGGTCAACGATGCTTGCTAGGAACGCTGATGGTGATTATCAGTTTAAGACCAAAGTTAAAAAAGGCGAAACGCTACCTGACAGCGAGAATTTAGTAAAAGAGATTACTAGAAACTTGTTTGGTAATCAACAAGGATTGTACATGTCTGGCGATCAAGCCGAAAGCATAAGGTCGCTTATACAGTTTGTTGAAGACGGTGGGACAGTAACTAAATGGTTTGAAAGTCAAATGATGAAAGGGAAGAACTTAAAAGTTCCTAACTTTTGGGCAGCTATTGCCAGAAGCAACCCAGACGACCTTCATGATCGGCAAGTTATTTTGTATGATATTCTTGCCGGAAACATTACTTTAAAAGATATGAACAGGCCAATTTTTACTGAGTCTAAAATGGGTCTTGCATTGTCTGAAGCTTTTAAAACGTTTCCTATGACTGTTGACAGGCATGCGTACGCTATAGCGCTAGGTTATTCAACTAAGCCTCACACTGATGCTACTATGTTGGCAGCTTATGACCCAATTAAGTTGGCTTATCTTGCTTCTGCTGAACTTATTGGCGACGTAAGAATGGACAAAAGATTAGCTGGTGGTGGTATTGATCCGTCAGGAAAAGAATTTATTTTAGATCCAAATGAATTACAAGCCCTTACTTGGTTGCGTTGGAGAGAGTTGCGAGATGTCACTAGAAGAGGTGTGGAAACTACTCCTCCTCCCGGACTTTTTGCTGAAGGCGTTGGGCCTATAGAAGTATTTTCAGATAGGATTCTTAAATTTGTTAGAGGCCAACTTCCAGATGGTGTGGATCTTGGTGGCCCAAAGATAGCTCCTATGGGTCAGAAAGCTTCTTTTGATGATTTTGGTAAAACGAAAGGCACAGGAACTAGAACTAAGCAAGGTGATTTGAAGGCGACACAAACAGGTTACAACAGTGTAATCCTTGAGATAACTCCAAATGGTGCTAGGTGGGTTGCTAAAGATGGCAGTGGACCTAATCAGTTTACATTTCCTTCGCAAGCTACTAACGCCGAAGGTTTAGCTATTCACATGCCACGTCAAGCTTTAGTTGTAGATGATGTTAATGCTCAGTTGCAGAGAACAGCCGACACAACGTATATCGTTGAAGAGGGCGTTAGGACTCCAGCAAGCGTAGGTGCTAGGTTTAAACCAGAGGGTTCTTATGTGGCTGGTTTGGATTTGGCTTCTCAAGGCGCTACAGGGCTTCACACTAAAGGTAACCACATAGTAATAAGCATTCCTAACATTGTTAGTCAAACTACTAACACTAACATAATGGCTACTGTGGCTGGCCTTCAACACCATATCGCTATTAGGAACCATATGGGAAGCATCAAAGGGCATTTAAATAATGTTGTTGATTATGAATTTTTGGTCAATAAACCTCATACTGGAAAAGCAACAGTTTGGAGGCATCCTGAAATAACTAACTATGATGGGTCCCCAATGAATTTCTATTCTCAACGTGCAGTTGAGGAACACATAATGACCAATAAGAGTGCTGAAGGTCTTGATCCACTAAAGGCAGAGCGTATGCCTGACCTTGTTGAAGAGCCAAGAATAGAATTAATTATTTCTTTTGCGACAGGTGAAGACCTTCGTAAAGCTCATGCTATTTTGACAGCTCCTCAAGCTGGGGCCAAGTCAAGTGCTTTTACTGGGATTAACACTCCGTACATTTCTCAGATGACTGCAGGGTACACGGCTCATGGTGGAAGAAGAACTGTAAGTGGAAGAGCACTTGAGTTAGACCCTCCAAGATTGCTTAGATCTCAAAGAACTGCTTGGCATGAAAAAACCGAAATTGAACTTGATCCAGTTATTTATGATGAGATAGCTCAATGGTACGATAACTACGATAACCCTATGAATAACCCTCTTTCTATTACAAGTAGGGCAGAGTTGGAGCTGGCTGCTAGGCACGGCGATCCAGCAGTTAGTGGCGCATATAGGCCTGTGCTTAAAGCTTGGCAAGCTTTTGAAGACGAGATAAAAACCCAATTTGCTTACTTGCAAGAATTGGGTATCAAGGTTGAGGTAGTAGATGCTGATCCTTACGCATCTCCTTTGGAGATGATAACAGATTTAACTGAAAACAATACAATTAAAATTCTGTCTAGCAAAAGCACAGGTGGGCATCCTTTCCTACCTGATCATGTTAATGATATGTGGAGAGCTATCCATGACGTGTTCGGTCATGCTTCTGAAGGAGCTAACTTTACTCGCCATGGAGAGTTCTATGCAGCAGCAAAACACATGATGATGTTTTCTAAAGAAGCTCGTCCAGCTATGTTATTTGACACACTTGGACAAAACGCTTCTTTGATTAAAAATGGGAAACATCCACCTCAAACTATAGGGCTTATGCCTGAAAAGTATTGGCCTGATTCTGAAATATGGGGCGATAACAGCCCATATGCTAAAACTCCTACTAACCAGCGTGTAATAGATCTTGGCCATCAAGAGCAAGTTTTGGATTACAGGGTCGTTACAGACCCTGCCGAAATGCCTGCTGATGTCCTTAAAGTAAATGAACATTATTTCGTTGATGGAAGTGGCACTATCATGGTGCATAACTCTAAACAAGGTACTCCTACTAATATGAATACAAGAACTGTAGGTATCCTTAGAGGCGAAAACAGCATGGAAACTTACATGGATGGGGAAACTGGGTTATATACTGCTGGCGATCCTACCGATAAAGGTAGAGCTGTCGGTGATGCTGGCTCTACTCAATTCCAAAGAGGCGCTTCTCGTGGTGAGCAAGGCGTTGAAACTATGGTAATTGGCAATACAAGGTACTCTGGAGGTAAGTATCAGGAGCACAATGGGAAAAGAGTTCCTGTAAGGATGGTGCCTATTGAAGAACTTGCTGACATCCCTGACTGGTCGTGGAATGAAAGCAGAAGATCTATTGAAGAAATGGAAAACTTAAAAGCTTCTATAGCTGCAAACGGTTTTGCAGCTCCTGTACAAGTAATGATCAACCCTAGACGAGAGCAAGGTTTCTTTGGACCGGGTGATGTGATTGTGGCCTCTATGGCTCAAGGCAACCATAGGTTAACTGCTGCTAGAGAATTGGGCTTGACTCACGTTCCTGTTATAGGAAGATGGGACATAGATTTTGACATGGGTGTAGGTGACAAACCCGGTTCTACTGCTCAAGGAACTGCTCAACTGACCAACGTTGATCCCAATAAGGCTAAACAAGCGAGAGCAAGTTGGGAGATGGATCGGGTTCAGAACGATCACTATTTTGATATTAATGAATTATTAACGGCAGAAAACCCTGAACTTAAAAAAACTGCAGTAGATAAAAAACTTATTGCAGATGAGCCTGACGATTTTGGCCTTGAGCCTTCTGATCCTGCTTGGATTCAGTACAATAACCTTGAGGAAGGCCCTATGGGCCTTACTTGGGGAGGTAAGATTAGTATTCGTGGTGACGTTCGTGTTTCACAAAAGACTTCTACTATGGGGTCTTTGCAAGAACCGGGTCACATTTTTGGGGTAGAAGTTGCAACTGATGTATATAAATCAGGCCCTAATAAAGGGCAGCCAAAATATGAGAAGCCAACTAATATAGTGATGTACGTTCCTGAAGATCCTAGAGCAATGCCAGTCATTGCGTATAATTCGGAATCTATTTCTGGGCTTCCATTGGACCGGCAAGTTGTTTTACAAACTGCTAAGAAAGATGGAACATTGCAGAAAGCTACTGCAAACATACCTTTGCTTGTTGTCAAACCTTTATCTACTTTAAATCAAGATGGGCGAACAGCAGCTGCAAAAACAGCTGACATTGAACTTGTTACTAAAGTATCTGAAACTCTTAAAAATTCTGGTTTGGTGTTTGGTGCACTTAAGGTGATGAAAGCGTAATGGATCCAGTAAGTATAGATAAGAACCTTAGAACTATTAAAGCTATTGAAAGAAGCTGGAACCAACCTAAGTTACCTGACATGGTTTCTTTAGATCTTGCTGCTATGTCTGGACTTAACCAGAAACAAATTTCTAATTTTATGTGGGGACTTGATTCTGATGTTGCGAAGGTGATTAATAAGCCTTCCCCTACTCTTGATTTGAGAAACAACATTGAGTTAATGGCGTTTCAAACAGAACCAGATGTAGAGCCAGTAACTAATCAAGAGCATGGCAGTAACGGTCCTTCCAGATGGGACGTAATGATTTCTGACATAGTTGGTTTGCCACCTGCTCAAGCTTACGATGAAGATGCTGTGATGAATTGGAAAATGCAAATGGTTGAATTAGGGAAGCTGCCGAGAAACACCCCTATTGATAACAGGTGGGGACCTGAATATGATGCTCTTTGGAGAGACCAAATGGATGACCATTGGGAAGCCCAATTCAGGGGCAACAAATATGGTGCTATGTCCGTTGAGAGTATCGCCGAATTGATGGGGGAATGGCTGTCGCCTACTGGTTTGTTTAAGGCAGCTGTTCATCTTGACCTTATACCTGACTTTGCCGAAATAGGCAGAGAAACCACTTGGAATCCTTTGACATGGTGGAGAGCTATTGACGATGTTGCTCTCCCTATCCTTAACTGGGGCCTTATGGCTACTGGTGTTGGGGAAGTGATGCTTGTGAGCAGGGCAGCTTACGCAGGTACCAAGACAGCTATAGCTATAGATAAAGCTTTAGATGCATATAAAACTTTTAATGGTGTGACTCAAGCCACTAGGCTTGGAAAAATAGGGGCTAGCGTAGCTGGTTTCGGAACTAAAGTTGGCAAGTTGCGACATGGAGATGACATTGCTAAAGCAGGTCAAGCTGCATTACAAGGTATTCGTGCTCCCGGTTTTATTGGCTCTAAAATGGCTAACTCTTCCAGAACAACCCTTCAAACTATGGGCCAATGGAGCAACCAGTGGAGGGGGTACAATTCGGTTGCGGTAGGTAAAACATTAACGCAACAAGGAATGAGGATAGGTCTTGCTGGTAGGCTTCAAGGGTCTTTAGGAATTGATGATCCTGGTGCGACAGGGTTAGATTTCATCCCCGGTGTAGATTCAGCTAGCCAATGGACTTACAACACTCTCCCTGCAGCTATCATATATGAATCAATGTTTACCCCTACCCACATGTTGGCTGTAGGGACTATGAAAAATCTAGCCCCCGGTGTTATATTGCGAAGCTTTGCTAACGTTGGTAAGGAAGCTAACGTTTCTGAAGATCTGTTTAGCGGAGTTGAAACAGCGTTAGATTTTGAAATTGCACAAGCTATCACCAGAGGCGAAGATGTAACTGGTTTAGAACAAGCAAAATCTGCTTTCGTTAAGAACGCTAAAGAGCATGGTAGATCTAAAGCTTTGATGTATCATCTTTTTGATGATTGGACTGATATAACTACAGAAGCTCCTTTGGAGATTCAAGAGCGATTTGGTGCGTATGTAACGTATTTAGGTACGATGGCAGCTATTGATCATGCTGCACTTAACCTTTCACCTGCTTTGGTTAGGACTTCTACAGCAAGAAAGAACGTTCAATACCATGCTGCAAGGAACCAAATTATTAATCAATTAAGGTATATAGATCCTGATGATTACGAACAAATTCTTATAGCTAGAGCTTGGGAAAGAGCAGAATCGTATAAAGATTTTGAAAGAATCCTTAAAGAAAGTAGAGAAGCTCTCTCCAACGCAACTGTACCCGGATTGCGTGCTGCTTACATTGATGGCCTTAAAGAACTAATTAAAGTTCATAATGCTAAAAGGCAAGATACTTTCAAGATGTTGATGGAAGGCCATTTGAACGCTGGTGTCCTTAAGGAGTATATGGGGAGATTCCATAGTACGTTAGGGAAAACTTGGAAAGAGTTTTCTGATGGCATGGAAATAATTGACGTGAATGTCGCTGAGGGTGCGCTTGATGGGGCTAGATTCAGTCCTGCTTTGACCGATGAAGGTATGTCACTGATGGATACTGGAATGGAATTTGCTGAAGGTTCTCAAATGAGCGACATTTTGAAAATCGTAGACGACCCAGAGTTTTTAGATTTTGCTGTTCAAAGCAAAACATTCAATCCTTTAAATAAGGCTCCCAATACTGAAGGTAGGTTTACTGTCGCTAAGATGGGTGCAATCACTAAGCAGGATAAATTGAAGCACGCAGCTTTTGTAGAGCAGTTGCTTCATTTGAGGACAACGGCTTTGAAGTTTTTCAAAGCGACTGACGATACAGAGTTACTTATTGACCCTGCTGCAGGTGGTGCATTAAATGGTTTGATTGCTCAAGTCAGCGGTGATCTTGCTCAAATGGACATTAAAGCTCTTGATGCTGCTTTAAGACGATCAGGCATGAAAGGTGCTGCTAAGACTCCTTTTGATGCTATGGAAACCATGGCAAAAAGAAGAGCAAGGCTTCTTCGGATTGTGAGGTACGCTCAACAGCAAGGAATGAAAGTTGATGGATATGAGGACCTGTTTCTTCAGGTGAGGAAAAAGTTAGATGATCAAATATCTTACCTTGATAATGATCCTCGTTGGATGCTAGATTGGGACGTGACTGACGTTGCTGAAGGCCTTGACCCTGTTGCGTCTTTGAGCGCTAAGGCAAATTCTTTAAGGCGAGGTGCTACCTTTACAGCAGCTGAGATAGATCCTTCAACTGTTCCAGCTGGCATGATAGAGGAGCTTAACAAGAAAGGTTACAAACTTGTTTATGGTGTGGAGTACGCTACTCCTGCCGACCTTAACGATTTCATGGTTGAAATGACTGACTTGAAAGATGCTATGAAGTACAGGGAAAGCCTTGGAATGGACACTCCTTTAAGTAGGCACATGAACTCTACTTTGAACACAGCTAATTATTGGAGGGCTAGAGCTGCTAGGGCAGCTGCTAAACCTTTTACAAGGCATACGAGAACTGCCGAAAGGCACTTGTACACTGCTGCTGCTAAATCAGCAATGATGAGAAACTTTAGGCACATTAACAATGGTAAAGGCATGACAGATGCTCAATACGATACTCTTAATCAGGTTTTGCTAGGGATAACTCATCAAGTCAAAAACGATTATGATCAGTTGCTTAAGCAAGCAAAGCTTGATGCTGTCGGTAGAACGTATCAGGGTGGTTTGATGAAGAAGGTCAATAACTTGAGGGTTTCTTGGACTCCTCAAGTGCCAAATGATTTAGTTAGGACTAAGGCCTTGCAAATGGTTTTGACTGATTTCTTAAGTACAGGAACTTACAAGCTTAAGGACATACAAGGGGAGCTAAGCGTAGGTGCTCTAATAGGGAAAGCTCCGGCTAGGAAAGCTAAGACAGTGAATTTGGATTTCCTTATTCCTGAAGAAGCTGCCCAGTATAGGAAAGCTTTGAAGGAAGCTGGTGAAATAAAGGATGCCGATAAAGCAAAGGCTGCTAAAGTATTAGCTGAATCTCACTATGAGAACGCTAGGAGATTGGCTGCAGCCAAAATCATAGATTCCCTTAAGAACTCTAGGGTTATCGGTAAGGAAATTAGGGGTAGTGCGACGAACTGGTTAGACAAGATTCAATCTACGCCTCAATTAACGAACACTATGAGATTGTTGTCTGCTAATAAAAGCCTTGAGTATGGAGGGTCTTGGCAAAGAATTATGGGCTTGTTCGCTCGCAGCGCCGGTGCTGCTGCTGGTGCTGGTATGGTTACTGCGTTTGGACCTAATTGGGATCTATCGGATGGTTGGGATTGGAAAGATGATTTTATTGTCCCTCTTGTTGGTGCTGCTGCTGGTAGAGCTTTGACCACAAGAGTGATGGTTGGTTCTCAGAATGTTTTCAAGAAGGCAAGGTTTAGAGACACTAAACTTGGAACGCCTATCAGGAACGCTTTTGGGGATAAAACCCTCCTTAAAGCTTCTATTAAAAAAGTAGAAGACCTTGGTACATATCCAGATGTTAAGAAGAACCTAAGTTATCTTTCTAGGCAAGCTGCTAGCATTGACCAAGGCACAGGCCTTTACGGAACAACAGGTAACGTGATTGGTAAGGTTCCGGGGTTATCAATGGTCACTAGGCCTGAGGATTTAAAGGCTTGGTCATACATAGGTGACCATTTAGCGTATTGGCGTGACTTTGCAAGGTTTAACGTTTCTCCTGTTTTTGATGCTTCTCGTTATTCTGAAGCA